ATGAAATTTCACATTTTCAACGCAAAATCAATGTAATTGAAAACACGTTAAAATTGAAAAATTATGACATTGAAGATATTAAACAAAAAGAATCTCAGTTAACAACTGCTGAACTTGAACTTGAAACTTTGCAACAAGACAAGAAAAAACAAAAAAGAATAGTAGATGATAAGGAAAGAAAAATTAAACATCTTGAAACGCACGAATATGACCCGAATTGTGAATACTGTGTGTCTAACGTTTTTGTGCAAGATGCGATGCAAGCCAAGAACGAAATTGAAGAAGATAGAAAAGTATTAGAACAAATACAAGAAGATATCGATGTCAAAACCATGGTAACACAAGTATTACCTGAATATCGAAACAAACTTCAAGAATATGAACGAGCCAATGAAAACATTGACACATATAATAATAAAATAGAAATATTAGAACTACGTTTAGAAATATTTGAAAACGATTTACAAACCAAAGAATCTGAATTAGAAACTGTTACTGAACGTCAAGATTTATATGTGAAAAATGAAAAGGCTATTGTTCACAACAAACAAATAGACAGCACTATTGCAACACATAAACAAGAAATTACTACATTATCAGGCGAAATAAAAGCTCTGCAAGATCTTGTTAAAACTAATCATGGTGAAATTGAAGTTGCAAAAACTAACAAACAAAATGCTTTAGATCAATTAGAAACATATAAAAGATTAGAAACAGAATACAAAGCATATGAATATTATTTGTCATCAGTTAAAAGAGACGGAATACCATATGAATTAGTATCGAAAGCTATACCTAAAATTGAAACTGAAATCAACAATGTATTGAATCAAGTAGTGGATTTTAACATGGTATTGAATACTGATGGTAAAAATATTAACGGATATATTATATATGATCAAGACAATTATTGGCCTCTTGAATTAACAAGTGGTATGGAAAGATTTATATCGAGTCTAGCTATTCGCATAGCACTTATAAATGTATCAGCTTTACCACGTCCAAATTTCATTGCAATAGATGAAGGGTGGGGTAGTTTAGATGCAGAACATATATCTGCTGTGGTAAATCTTTTTGAATATTTCCGAACTAAATTTGACTTTTCAATTATCATATCTCACGTAGACACAATGCGTGATATGGTAGACAATCTAATAGAAGTAAATAAAACCAACGGATTCAGCCAGATTCTTCATGTTTGATATTTATATAAAAAGTATACTTATCAATGGAACGCAAAGAAGCTGTCTACAAAGGTTTAGAATTTATTCCGGTTTTTTATCAAGACGAATCATTAACGTCCCCGGACTATTTTCAAATATCAGAATTTCCTTTAAGACTCACTGCAGGTAAAAATCTATTTAAACTTCGAGGACATCCTAGCAATTTAACTACAGGCGGTGTATTAGGTATAGAAGTTTTAGATTATAATGGTGATCCTATATACACAGAAGTTTTAGATTATATTGACGAAGATAAAAGTCGTGTCATTGCAATTTATATTTATGAAGACACATCACCTGGTGATTGCACGATAACATTGCTAGCAGAAGCTTCGGTAATTGAAGGTAATCCTGCTCCTGCAGAATGGCAAAACAAAGCAAATGTTAGATGGACTCGAACAGTTCCTGTTAATCCAATGGTTGCTAATGTTTCAGAAATTATTTTTGAAAAATTACCAACAGTTTCGGTAAAAGAACAAGTTGGAGTACAATTAGATAGATCATATACTAACGGTCAATTCCCTACGTATAATACTGGTACAGTTAAATTATATACATTGAATGGACAGCCGGCAATTGAATTAACGAATGGAGAATTTGAATCAGACATGAAAACCGGTACCATTACCGTGTCTTCACCTGTTAATCCTAGCCCTACGCCGCCTTATCCGGTTGTTACATCGCCTTACGTTTCTACGATAAAAAAGATATTAACTCCAACAACTGCTTTATTAGATCAAGAGTATACGGTGTATAGTAGCCAAAGCATATTTCCGCACGTATATAACGAGTTTGACAATTCAACGTTTTCTTTGTCATATGAAGCAGACCCAACATATACACCAACTGAAAATTCAGAATCTTTTGCACTTATAGAAATTGAAGATTTGAATCCATCAACTGGTGATGTTTCTAGAGTTAAAGTTTATACTAATAGTAATGGAACTATAGGAACATATGAATTAGTAAATGATGTAGAATTAGAAGAAACGGAGATACTAGTAATTGACACTGCTTCTTCATTTCCAGATCAAAGCATAGGTACATTCGTAACGCAGAGCACTATTGATACATATTGGGAAGCACATACATATTTAGCAAATATAGAAAGCACTGCTCCAACATTAACATGGACCACAGAATCCATGGATCGTGCTGTGTTAATAGACAGTTCTACAGATATTACTAAAAATAATCACGTATTAACATTTCAAGCAAAAGATGCGTATCAAGGATTATTTATTGCAACATCATCATATAAAGTCACAGTCGACGCTATTGGAACACGTAGCACGGTTAGTAGTAATTTAGATCCAGTATTAGGTATTTACATGTCCGGTAGTGCATTTGACTTTGACTCTACTGATTTGTTTAATCAAGATTTACCTAAAAAATTAGGCAAACGAATTGGCGAATTAAGGGCAACAGGAAATTCTCAAAGATTTGACGATGAGATATTTAGTTTCGAAAGTGATAGTAGAGGTAACGGTGTAATAATATTTGTAGTAGAGAGTGGTGTTTGGCAGATAGCTGATGTTAGAACTACAACAGACAATGAAGCCGGATATACTCCTAACTATACACGCTTAAAAACATTTATTGAAACTAAACATAAAATAGACAATCAAATAACATTCAAAGTAGAATATTATAATGTCGACAGTGTAGCTAGCAAACAAATAAGCTATGTATACAATAAAAATTGGGAAGGCGGTAATCGTTATGTAGACGGCGATTATTCCATGTTAACTGGTTCTTTGTATGTAGCAGATTCATTAGAAAGCGGAGTTGCAATAACTGGTAATGCAGGTACAGGCTTTGTTAGATCATTAGGGTATCAAGGATTTGATTCCGGCTTTCCTGGATTTTTGCTTTGGAGCGGATCCGCACTTGCAGGACAAACGTCAAAAGGAAATCCATATAGTGGTGTTGGTTTAGAATTATACGCAAATACTTCCAGTTATTTTCGCTATTCAACAAGTGATAATGAAATAGAAGTAATAACCGATAAATTCTTTTTTGGAAATCCAAGCTCATCATTTATAAGCGGTAGCAACGGAATTATTGAAATATCTGCTAGCAATTTTCATTTAACACCAGAAGGAAACGTCACAGCATCAAATGCTAAACTTAGTGGAGATTTAACAGCAGAAGTTGGAAGATTTGATAACGTAGAAGTTGCTGGTATTGTAGCACAAGAAACCGGAAGTTTGTATTTATTAGAAACATGGGTAACTTCTTCAGGAGTAATTAACAATGTATATCAATATAACACAAAAATTGATATTGGTGATGTTGTAACTAAGGGTAAAAATAATTATGGTACATTATCATGGACTGCAGGAAGTGGATCAGGAGCAAGTGTTGGAGCTGTTCCGTTTATTGGAACTACAATAAGTGCTTCGTTGTATAAAATAGCAAATGCACCAGCTGATACTCAACTTTCTAACCCTCCAATATTTAAACGTTGGGTACAAATAAAAGGAAATGACACCGGATCGATTCAATCAGTTCCTAACCCCGTACCTACAGATTACCCACAAGAATATAATGGACAATCAGCTTCTATTGAAAACATATGTTTTGCATTACCTCCAGTAAATGGTGGTGAAACTAATAGTTATTGGTTACGAAGCGAACCTATTACCCTGCCTACAGAAACAATGAGTACTGGAAGCGTCGAAGGATTTACGTTACAAACTGCGGTTAGATTTGGTGAATCCTGGGGCGGCTCAGAAGCTGTATTCAAAGTTTCAATATTAGACGAGTCTAACGGAGTTTTATTAGAGCAAGAGTCATTTTCTAACAATGCAGGAATTTGTCAGAATATTAATGTTCCTATAACTCCCGCATTAGT